TCTTGTAGCTTGGTCTTCTTTTTGTTTATTTACTACACCCATAATTTGAGTGTGTACTGGACCAGTTGCTGGGAGTAATTCTTTGTAAGCGTGTGCTTGAAACTGTGTTACTGCTTCAGCTAATACAGGGTGTGTTGCACCACTTGCATTTGTAAATGGCTGTGATCTTGTTTGATATTTAAATCCTAATAAGTCTAAACCTTTCGTATAGCCATCTTCCCAATCTTTTCTAGATGCTTTGTACTGTGTATAATTTTCGTAAAGGTCAGAACCTAATCTTCCTAAAACTTCTTCTGGTAATAAATCTGCTAAGTTATCAAAGTGTTCGTTTGTGCCGGGCTGGTTTACAGCCTCTGGATCAAAACTAATTGTTGCACCACCATCTTCTTCTTGTGTTACTTGAATATCTTCTGGTCCAACTTGTTCTTCTATATTTGCCTGAGATGCTTCTACGATCTCTTCTTCACTAGGTAATTCTATTTCCTGCTTTACGTTTGGTAAAGACTTGTCTATTTCTGACATTANTTTTCTCCGAGTTCGAAACCACTATAGTCTTTTTTCCAGGAACATTCAACCCCTGTGGGTGAGGACCTCTAAGAGGTGGTATTGTGGTTGTTAGTTTTTTAGTCATCTAATAATCCTATTCCTTGTATTGCTAATGATGCACCAAGTCCAGCTATACCTGCTCTAGATAATAACCTTAATGCAGGTTTAGACATACCAAGTCTAGCTGCTTTTCTAAGTGTTGGACTTAACCCTCTTGTTAATTTATCTGTCTGTTCAGCAAATATTGGGTATGTATAGTTTAATGGATCTGTTCCAATATCTGCTAATGAGTCCCCTTCAGATACTTGTCTTGTAATATCTAATGCAGCTAGTGGTGCTAAAACTCCAGGTGATGCTGCAATACCTAAACCTCTACCTAATACTCTTCCACCAGTTCTTATCAATCCTTTTTGTTCAACACCTAGTCCTCTTGATCTACTAGCTTTAATTGTTGATGGCGCACCAAGTGCTGTTGATGCAGCGAGTGATGCTCCTACCGCTGGTAGTTGAAAATCTAAAATATCTGGTCTTGTCATATCTTCTGAGATAGGCTGTGTTACCATATCAACCAACATATTTTTTTGTTGATCTTCGTTTGATAAATAAGTTGTCGGATCATCGTTTTTAAATTCTTTTACAAGTGCAGCCGCAGCTCCACCGGCAAGTCCTGCAATACCAAATGTTTTTGCTCCTGGTGATTTTAAAAAGTTCGTAGCAAAAGTTTTTACCATTTGCATTTTAGGAGTTGGTGCATCTGCTTCACTTAAAATTGTAGCGGCTTTAACAGGATTTTTTTCGATTGCTTTTGCACAACCTGGAACAGCTAGTCCACCTTCGTTTAATGCATTACAAAATCTTAATTGTTCTCCTTTACCTAGAGTTGAAACAGCTTTTCTCAAATCGTCTTTTGTAACTTCAAAAAAAGGTCTAGCTCCTTTGACATCTATAAAATATCCTTTGTCTTTTGCAAACTTTCTTATGTCTAAACCTTTCTTAGCATATCTATCTAAGTCTGCAGGATCATAGACACTTTCAACATCTGTACCTTCAACTAAAGAAGCAAGTCTGACTTGATCGGCAGCTTCTTGTCCAAATTTTTTTGCTATACTAGCTAATCTTTTTGGGTTTGTTTGCTCATTAAATAATCTTATTTTGTTTTTAAACTTAGTTGTATCGTCTTTATATTTATCTAAATAAGATATTGCTTTTGATAAATCAGCTTGTTGTCCTGCAATGTATCTATTTAAATCAGATCTAGTTAAATCTACAAAAGCAGAAAAAGGTGCAATGTTATTTCTGTATGCTCCTTTGACGGGAATAATTTCATTGATTGATGTACGATATTTTTTATCAATACCCATTTCATCAAATATTTTGTTCATTTCTTTTGTGTAACTGTCTTTAAAAGTTCTAAAACTTCCTACGCCTTTTAATTCTTTATCTACTTGTCTAAGACCTTGTTCATAAACAGGTGCAGACCAGGGATCTCTTTCTGCAAGATTTGTTAAACTTTTAAATATAAATCTTGCCTTGTCTTTATCTGATTTAACATTAACATCTCTAATTTTATCGCCGTCATACGCTCTTGCTAATATAGACATTGCATAAGATGCTTGATAAGGAGTTGCACCTCCCAAAACTTTAATGGCATCTGCCCTACCCTTTTTAGTCCACAATAATGAGTTTCTACCATCTAAATAATTTTGTATGACTTTTGAATTTTTAAATTTGTTTACTCTTTTTATAGTGTCTTCTTGAACAAACCCTTGTTCCATAAATTCTTTGTATTTATTTATTTTTTCGTCAAGACCTATCTTACTTATATAAGTTCCTTTGTTTGGTATTACTGTAAATTTAAACGCATCGTTAAAAGCTTTTCCTCTAGCAGAATCCTTAACTCGTCCTCTTAAGGATCTAATATTATCTTTTTTTATTCCGGATATTCTACTACACTCTTCTAAAGTAATAGCATCTTTAGGAAGCATAGCTGTATTTTTTGTTATCTTTGCTATCCTGCCTATCTCAGTATTTAATTGATCATTTGTTAGTTCTGCAATTTTTTTACTGCCATGTTTTTCAATATATGCGTTTTTAAAACCTTCATTATTGTTAAAAGCTTCTCCGATCTGTTTGACCCTTTCTCCTCTGCCTTTTTTTAAACGAATAACATTTCCAGGGTTTAAAACGGTATCAAATAAATAACTCGCTTTTTTTGTAGCTTCTTCATATGATTTTATTTTATATAGTTTCTGTACTTCGTCTACAAACTTTCCATTTTCAATATATTTTTGACCTTGTAATGTAAAAGAATTTTTTTCAATCCATTTTTGGAGTTTATTCATTACACCTCCAAGATGCCGGCAAGACCACCATTCCTAAATCCTGTGCCTATGTCTATACCAAGTTGTTTTTGAAGATCTTTAATTGCATCTGGATAATCATCTGGATTTTTTAAAACTTTATTTAATTGTTTAAAGTATTCTGTTTTTTCTGGACCAACCATAGTTTTGTCAGCACTCATTTTTCCAAATAATCTTGATACGTCTCTACCTGTAAAACCATATTTACGTAATGCTTGAAAACCCATTCTTGCAGCACCGCCAACAAAGAATGGAACACGTCCACCTTTTGCAAATTCAAAATCATCTATGTCAACAGACTCGGGATCAAACATTCTATCAGTGACTCCTCTGCCACCTTTGTCTTTAACACTAATTAATCTTTCAGCAAAAAGCTGTATGTCATTTGGTGTATCTAATTTTGCAACTGCTGCTGCAACCTTTGGTCCAAAATATTTTTGTACCAATAAAAATGGATCACCCATTCCACCGCCACCACCTTCAGTCATAAATTTAAAATCATCTGCTTCCATAATTGATGATAGAGATGGGTTACCTGGCTCATCAGTTAGGCTTTTTATTCTATTTAAAAAATCTCTAGCATTTGCTCTAACAACTGGTTGAGCATTTTCTGCAACACCAGCGTTTAAATAAATTTTATTTACTAAATCATTTACGATTAGATTATTATTTTGCACATTCTTAAGTGCTTCTAGACCTTTACCTGTTGGTAAGATAGTTTCTGATGCATCGACACCTTCAGCTTTTGCTAAATTTTTAATTGTTTCTTCTGCAGACGCAACTGGTGCTGCAATATCATCTGGTCCTCCACGTGAGCCTGGTGGTGGTAAATCAGGGTCACCTGGTGGTAAATCATCTGCTTGTCTTAATGACATCAAACCTTCTTTGTCTAAATTTCTAGTTCTTGTTGCCATGTCTGTAATATTTGCTGGCGCTGCAGGAGGAAAGTAAACATTCTCCATCTTCTGCATATTAGATAATAATTTATTTGCTTGAATATCATTTAGCTTACCAGCCACTGCATAACCTACAGAGCTTGTTAATTCTTCTACTGCTTTTGATTGTGGTAATATAGCTAGAGCTTCTTCGTTTATGTCCATGTCTAACATCAGCTCTGGAGTCTTACCCTTTCCTAAAAAACTTACGTTAGTTTTAGTTCCAAGAACCTCATTAAGGTTTCCTCCTAATTTTTTAAAAGATTGAAGGATTGCATTTAATATTTCTCGTCTAGCCATAATATTCTAATCTACTCCTGTCAGGTAGTGGTTCGTCTTTGTAAGAATCTTTGTTACGAACTAAGCCACCTTGTTTAATACGCATCAACGCCTGGGTCATAGAGTCGACATAGTCATCGTAATCTCCATACGGAAATGATGCGCACTCTTCCACAACTTCTTGAGCAAAATGTTGGTGCATAGGAGCCCATATCATTCCTGTCTCAAACAGCGGTGATACTGAGTTTACTCTAGCATGTTTATCATTTCCTCGGCTCGGTGTAAAGTTAACAACTGGTATTCCCATATCCCTTAATTCAGCAGTTAGAGGTATCCCTGATGCCTTGGCCTNGACTATAACCATGTCAGGACGCCAGAATAGATACTCTTCGTGAGCAACTTTCTTTAGTTCTGGAAACTCATATCGATCTTTAAAAGCATTTAATAATATTATATTCATTCCATGGTCCTCGGTCTCAAAGACTCCCCACGTGGTTATAGCTGAAAAGTCAGCAGATTCTTTTTTAAGAAAAGCTGTATCGTAAGACTGAAGTATAAAATCACATTTAGGTGGATCTTTTTCTTCCCAGTCTTTCCACCAGTCACGTTTAATAATTGCACCTTCCTCAGCTGTAGGTTGTTGCATATACTGAGCGTTCCAGTTGTTAACCGGAATAGATGCCTTGGTTTTCTCTAATTCATCCTTGGTCCAATATTCTGGCCACCCGGGTTTACCATCAGGTAATAGTGCCGGAAGTTCTACAACCTCCCACTCGTCAGAGTTCTCTTCTCCCTGAGCCTTGATTAGTTGTCCGGTTAGATCTTTTGTAGACCACCTGGTCATGACAACTACGATACGACCACCAGGTTGTAAACGTTGACGTGGACCTGATGTATACCAGTTCCATGCTTTCTCGAATGACTTACTATCTTTTTTAATATCTTGTTCTTTATGTGGATCGTCGATGATTAGTAGATCAGCACCACGACCTGTGATTGCTCCACCGACACCGGCTGCGAAGTATTCTCCTCCCTGTTCCGTTTTCCATTTACCAGCGGCCTGTGAGTCCTCCATCAGTCTCGTGTCGAATAATTCTTTGTAGTTTGGTTGATCTACTAGGTTCTTGGTTTTACGGCCGAAGTCGACAGCTAGATCAGCCGTGTGTGTTGCTTGAATGATCTTTAACCGGGGATCGAGGCCAACCATCCATGCCGGGAGTAAGTATGAGGCAAACTCCGACTTCGTATGTCTTGGCGGCATGTTGATGATTAGACGTTTAATTTTCCCCTGTGCGAGGTCATTAAATTTTTTATTAATTTTTTTGTGGTGTGAGCCTTCAATAAACTCAGGCCAAACGTATTTCACAAAACTCAAAAAGTCTTTTTTGATTATTGGCTTGGCTTTATCTAATGCTACACTTTTTTCTAGTTCCAAAAGTCGTGCTCTTTCTTCTGGGGTCAATCCTGAAAAATTTTCCATAAAATTTTTTGTAATAAATTTTTTATAACTCAATTTTGAAAGTTAGTCTATAAGAGTCTAAATCTTACATATATGTGTACATCTGGGACCCCTTTGTGTGTTTAGGGTGGGCCCTCCCTAAATTTTCAAGCAAAAAATCAATATGTTGTGGTACCTCTATTGGGATACACTATGCACTAATTGCAATGCAGTTTGCGAATACCCTTATGGGATTTTATGGGTCTGGGGATTAGCCTCACCCCCAAACCCAACGAGATAAATCAGAAAGGTAAATCCTCTTGGATACACTCTTTCCAATTCTTATCTTCTTTCACTTCATCTGTTAATACTAATGGTTTATCAACCATTGAGAAATTAACTTCTTGCAAGTGATATGAAGTTCGTTCCCTGTCCTCGTTCAATGTATCAAGAGCCAACAACTTTTTAACTGCTGTTGTCAAATCATGCATTGTATCATTATGGATTTTATAAGTATCTGAAGAATGATTATATTTAATCTTCTCAACTATGAAAAACATTTTTTGGTTTAATTCATTTTTCATAATTTAATACTCCAACTATCTGACGCAGTTCTATATCCATCTGCGTCAACATCAAAATAAGTCATTAACATTCGACCTGCTTTTGATGTCCAATATCTGCACTTATCTGTCCATAATGCATTTCTTGTTATTGTCTTTTTATCACTTGCTGAATAGTAAGTGATTTTAAAAGGTTTATTATTTATCATAATAACCTTTCTCAACTAAATACTTGTATAATCTATTACAAGTTTTAGGTGCTTTCTTATCGTTGATGAAATGCAACACAGCTTTAGTAAAACTTGAAAACCCTGTCACTCTTGGATTTGTCATAAGCATACCACTGGTTGCCTGTCTTTTTAATGCCTGTAATAATAATTCCTGTTGGAATGTAAAACCACTTGGCATTTTTGTTTCTGCTATCGTCATTTTATCTCGCTTTCTATAACCTTATGGTTATGGGATTAATATATATTAATCCCATAATTAATCAACATATTAATTCAAGTTATCCGAATTAATTTCTTGTTGTTGCATATATGCAACACGTTCTGCAATCTTTTGTTCTCTGGTTTTTTCAGTATTTTTCATACCTTTAATTCTTTCTGCCAGATTTTTCGGATTGTAAATAACTAGACCTGTACTATTGGTTCTGATAATTTCTGCNTCTGTAATTTCCAAACCAAGTTCAGTACAAAGTTCGATTGCCTCATCAAGATATTTATAACCTTTTAATCCTATCTTGATTTTCTTTCATTTGTTGCAAGACACTTTCAATCCATTTTTCATGTGCCAAAACAAATTGAGATTTTGCTTGTTTCCAAGAAATTAAAAAATTAAATTCTTGTTCACTACAAGCAATAGAACGATCTCGACAATAATCTCGACCAATTAAATCGAGTTGATATTTTTCGTTCCACTCTCGACCATATTTAGTTTGGTCATCTCGACCACCACTCAATCCAAGATATTTTTGATTATTCTCAACATACTTTCTTTTGTGTGGATTATCGTCTTTATCTTTTTGTTCGATTAAAATGTCTGCGTTGCAATCTTCTTGTGCGTTGATTTCATCTCGATACAAAGCAAAAGCATATTGACTATCACTTGAATAAGAAGAATTACTATCAGTATCAATGTCGCCATTCAATTTAAAATCGAAATGTTTTTCAATGGTACTTGGAACCATTTTAACATTGTTATCATAATCTCGTTCTTCTTTCATGCCCTCATAATGAAAATGGAAACAACTATCTTTTGCAATAGTAGAAACATTTTCAAACTTATTTTGAAGATAATATGCTTTTTCAACATCATCTTCAGTATAGTGTCGTCTGACAATTTTTTTTCAGCAACAGACCAAGCTTGATCGTTGATGTCAATTTGATCGCCCTTTAATTTGTCATACTTTCTTTTTTCTTGGGTATCTTCTTGCTCTAAATGTACTCTCATTCTATTAGCAATTTTAGTTCGATACTCATTGTTTAGTCTTATTCTAGCCATGTGTCCTCTTTCTTTGTTAATGGTTAATTTAAAAAAGTTTTAAACTATTCTTGACATTTGTCAATAGGATATTATATTAAAATCTGTTATTTATAAAAACTTAACATAAACATAAGATCATGCCTCGAAAGGTAGTTCCAGAGTGGAATAGTCGAGGCAGATCAGAAAGGACAGAAAATGGCACATTTAAGATATTGCCAAAGTCATAAGTGCCATACTTATGACACAAAGGACAGAAAACGAGGTTCCAAAGGAAATCGTAAAAATCAAACCAGAAGAAGAAGTAGTTTCTATTATGGAAATGGAAATTTTTGCTCAATGAATTGTTATAATGATTGGGCAGATCAATTTATGGATAGAGCCATAGATAATATTTCTGGAAGATTACACGAACCAATGACAATGAGTGAAGAAAATGCGTGGCGAAAAAAAAGAAGATACCATTGGAATAGTGGCGAATATAACTTCAGTTATTATTGGCACAATGCGTGTACTGGGGAAGATAGGGACATGTCCCAAGAAGATTTTGAAAATTCAAATCTTCAAAACCCAAATTAGTTTCATCTGTCCTTGATGAACAACTCTAGGTTGTAAGCTTCAACCACAACCTAGAGTTGAATTTTTTTATTTTTTTTTGGGTGGGCCCGCCCAAAAAAAACAAGCTACGAGCTTGGGTGGGCCCGCCCATAGTCTACAAGCTACAAGCAGTCAAGAAAATTATTTTTATTTTTTATTTGACATCTAGGATTATATAGGACATAACAACAGCTGGTCCATTGATACCCGTGATTATTCCGTGGCTACGTTGATGGACCTGGGATCAGTCAACGCGCCGCCGCCGCTAGATCACAGAGACTCTGGCGTTGGCTGGTCAGCTGGTCAATTGGTCTTGGATG